CAACAGCCGCTTTCGCAACAGCAATGGCAATGGTATTATAATGGCACAAGATTTTGAAAGAAACATAGCAAGAAACATAGGAACATCCGCTAGTACCTTGCGTACAGCTAACTCAGATGATGCAATCATAGGTATCAACCTTGCCAATGTGCATACATCACAAATACTTGTAAGTGTGTATATCACAGTAAGCAGTGCCGATTATTACATTATAAAAAATGCACCTATACCAACAGGAAGCACTTTGCAAGTATTAGATGGTGGCGCAAGAATAACCTTAGTAAGTGGGGACGCTCTAAAGGTAGTTAGTAACACAGCGAGTAGTTTAGATGCGTGGATATCTGTTGTTGATGCCATAAGCACATAGGAGAGATTATGCCTTACATCGGTGGTCAACCAACAGCAAATTTTGTAGATATTCCATCCGTAGAGAGATTTAACGGAAACAATTCTACTACCTCTTTTACTCTATCTAGAACAGTAGGAAACGACCAGGATATTGTTGTTTCTGTCGATGGCGTTATTCAAGATACAAATAAATATAGCGTAAGTGGCACAACACTTAGTTTTAGCACTGCTCCTTCTACAGGCACAGGTAATATCTTTGTAAACTTTCTTGGTCTTAATATTGCCACAGTTACACCTCCAACAGCTAACAAATCTGATTTTGTTGGTGGTGGTATGTTTCGTGTAAACGATAAGACAGTAGGCTCTGATGTAACAATAGGTGGCGCAGAAAACGCTAGTGCCACAGGCCCTATTACAATTAATTCTAATGTTACCTTACAAGTAGAAGATGGCGGTACGTTGGTGATAATATGAGTACATTGAAGGTCACAACAATACAAACATCTGCAGGTGGTGCAGTTACACTGACTAAGCAGGATGCGGCAAAGGCTTGGTGGTCTTTAGATGGAACAGGAACTATTGCTTTCAGAGATAGTTTTAATACAAGTGGCAGTACAGATTTAGGCACAGGAGATTATAAAGTTGCGTTTACAAATAATATGTCATCTGCAAATTATTCTGCGCTAGGAAGTAATGGCACAACGGATAGTAATTGGAACGCTCAGTTTCAATCTGACATTGTTATGGGTGGAAATATAGCAAATAGTTATACACCATTTTATGACGCATCAGGTATAGGTTTTTCAAATTATGCTAATAATTCTCCACAAGATACAGAAGTTTTTAATGGTGCAGTATTGGGGGATTTAGCATGAGTACCTTCATAGTTGACAATCTTAAAGGAAAGACCACAGATAAAATTATAAATGTTTTTGCCAGTCATGATAGTGGCACAACTACAACAAATCTTGAGCAAGGTTTATTAAAAGCATGGACAGTAAGTGCAAGTTCGAGTGCAGGAACTGTTGGGGATAGTTTTAATAACAGTAGTTTTAGTGATGATAACACAGGTAGAACAACTATAACCTTAACAAATCCTATGAATTCAGCTACAGATTGGTGCGTTACACAAGGCACTATACTTCAATATCCGTATCATGGTTACGCAAAAACTGCCAGTACATTTGGTTTAGAAACTGTAAATAGTTCTGGAAATTTTGCAGATGCTAGTTCAAACGGAATGTGTTCAGGAGATTTGGCATGAGTACATTAAAAGTAGATAATCTCCTATTGCAAGATAATACTAAAGGCACTGGTAGAATACTTGAGATGTTCTGCGGTATTTGTGTTGGGCAAACCTTTCAGGTTTTGAGTGGCACATATACACTTGAAAATGTTACTGGTGTGCAAAATATGACCACAACGTATACAGATATAACAGGAAGTAGCATAACCTATACACCGCCTGAAGGTACAAAAAATGTAGTATACAAGTTTAGTTTTTTACATGATAGGCACGATACTAATCCACTTTCGCACTTTCGTACCTATCTTGATGATGATGAAATTATATATCGAAGATTCAGTATTGGAATGCCAAGTTCTTACGGACAGATGACCACCCACGTTGCAACATTTCAATGTAATGCTTCCGCAACTGATTTTAACACTGGCGCACTTACAAGTTGGACAACAGCAAAAACCATCAAAATGCAAGGAAGAGAATGGGGAAGTAGTAATGAATCAAAACTACATGAAACACATCATTTCGATGGTTCTACTAGCGATCAATTTTATGCACCATCACTAGAAATAATGGCAATAGGATAGATAATGGATACACCACAATTTCAAGGAACACATTTATTTGACAGACTATGTTGGGCTAAAGAAAACCTAGACGGAGTGCAATCAGACTATCGAGTCGTTTATGAAGATAAGATAGAAGAGTGTGCAAAGATACTTGTGCCTGATCCTAATTGGATGGCTTGTGCATTACAGGGTGGTATACTGCCCCCTGTTTGGGTATACTGGGAATTAAAGAAGGATGAAGCTCAACCTAATTTTAAAAAACATACTCGTGGGTATTTATTACATCAAACAGAACCTATTGAGGCAATGACAGAGGAAGAGGCAATAGAATATTTAATTCAAAAGGATATACCAGAACACGTTTGGAAAAATTGGGATGAAGGTAATCGTCCAAAGATGGTTATCTGTAGGAAGAATCAACTTCCTGCAACAAGAGAGTGGAGAAACGCTTGGCGCATCTCTGAAGAACTAGTAGCCGCATAAAGGAGATTTAGATGGCTGTAACAACATATATACTAGATAAGGACGGCAATCAGGCAAATGCCGCTAGTGTCACTAAGCCGTCTGATCGTCATTTTCGTGGTGCATGGACACTTTCTGGTAGTGTAATATCAGAAGACCTAGATACTGCAAAAACTATTTTTAAAGATAAGATAAGAGAAGTTCGTGCGCCTTTGCTTGAAGCAGAAGACGTTGTATACATGAAAGCATTGGAAGCAGATGATGCAGATGCCAAGACTGCTTCTGTGAACAAGAAAAAAGCTCTTCGTGATGCACCAGCGGCACAAGCTATAACAGATGCTAAAACGATTGCAGAGTTAAAAGCCGCATGGGACACAAGTGTATTAGGGGCAAGCCCATACGCATAGGAGTAGGCTATGGCACTAACACAAGTTAGACCAGCAGGACTTATATTTCCTACAGATTCTATTTTGCAAGTTAAATCTGCAACACAGACGGCTGTAGCTAGTTTTGCAAGCTCTAGTACAAGCACCTTTGTTGATTTAAGTGGGTTATCGGTTTCTATTACACCAGCATCTACAGACAATAAAATTCTTGTAATGTTTAATGTTAATTGCTCTCAAACAACTACCGCTACTTTACACGTTCGTATTGTAAGAGATAGCACTGCAATTTACATAGGTGACGCAGAGGGTAGCAATAGAATACGTTCATCTGCTCTTAGTAGAACTGCCTCATCTCCTTATGCATTAGAATTACCTAATTTAGGTGGTATGCATTTAGATAGCCCTTCATCAACAAGTTCTGTTACTTACAAATTACAAGGGACACTTGGTTCAACGTACAGTGGCACATTTTATGTAAACAGAATGAGTAATAACAATAGTGATTCAGATTTTGTAGGTAGAACAGCCTCTAACATAACTGTAATGGAGATTGCAGGATGAGACATGAAGCTATATATGCCTTATATCCTACTGTTGTTAGAATTGAAGGAGATGGTTCTTCTGCAATTGCATATGATAAAGATGATAAGAAAGTGTCACTAGATAACGATGCTCTTGTAAAAAAAGAAGCAGAATTATTAAAAGAAGTAAAATTAGATATGTTAAGAATAGAACGTAATAATCGTTTAATTGACACAGATTATTATGGTTTGTCGGATCAAACCATGTCATCTAATATGAAAACATATCGTCAAGAACTTAGAGATATAACAAATAAATACACATCACTAGATGATGTTGTTTGGCCTACTAAGCCATAAGGAGTTTAAAGTAATGCCGTATATAGGAAAAAGTCCAACTAACGGTGTAAGAACACGATTTTTGTATACAGCAGACGATAACCAGACAGCGTTTTCTGGAAGTGACAGTTCATCTAATACCCTTACATACACAGATGGTATGTTCATGGACGTATATCAGAATGGGGTTTTGCTTAAACCAACTACTGACTATGCGGCAACAAATGGCACAACTGTAACGCTAACAACAGGCGCACAAGCTAACGATGTTATTGAGATGATTGTGTATGATGTATTTAGTGTTGCAGAGAACTACACTAAAACAGAGTCTGACACTCGATATCCGTTCAAAGGTAATAACAGTATTATACGTTTAAATGGTCAGACAATAAGCAATGACCTTACAATAGACAGTGATGAAAATGGTTTATCTGCTGGGCCTATCACACAAAACGCTACAGTCACTGTTAATGGCTACTGGAGTATTGTATGACCAGTGTATTAAATGTAGATACGATTGCGGCAAAAAATGGTACTAGCCCTGTTACGTTGACTAAGCAACAGGCGGCAATTGTTTTGTTTGGTATGAATACTCATACGTCAAGCACTTATTTTGGGTTGAGTCAAAATGATGTTTCTGCCAGAACTTTAAATATAAGTAGTGGAGAAGATGGTGGTACAGGTAAAATAAACGGTAATTTAACATCTAATCTTTCATCTACAGATAATATTTATTTATCTGGGACAATAGCCGCTAACAACACAACTACTATAGATGCTGGTACAACAACTACAAGTGCGATTAAAAATCAAATGCACGATGCTGATACTAGCAATATTGGAGACAGATTAGGTTATATGTCTGTATTTGGAGATTTAGCATAATGGCTAGTGAACTCAAAGTAGATAAAATTACAGGGGTTACTACGGCTGGGTCAGTATCCGTGACAGGTGAGGGCAACAGTACGACTACTAATTTACAATCAGGTTTGGCAAAGGCTTGGGGAGATTTTGACGCTACTGGAACACCTCATGCAGATAATAGTTTTAACTTTAGTAGCGTAACAGATGTTTCAGATGCTAAATTTGATGCGGCTTTTACAAATAATATGGCCAACGTGAATTATGCTTCAGCAAGTATGGCAGGAGATGCAGGAGCAAGTGATAACGATAATTTTTCTGTCAAATATAATTATCCTGATACTAAAAAACTTACAACAGGTGTTGGACTAATCGCAGGAAGTGATGATGGTGCTTATAATGAATTTACCGATGTAGGATATATACAAATGGGAGAATTAGCATGAGCAGAGCATCTGATTTAGCAAATCTCATAGCAAGTGGTAGCACTACAATCTTTGGTGAAGGTGGCGCACCAACTACTAACGCTGGTCAATCTAATCAAACTGGTGGCACTACAAACTTACAGCAAGGATTAGCAAAAGCATATGGAATGATTGATGGTACAGGAACAGCAGAAGTAATTACAAACTCTTCTTTCAATTCTTCTACTATGACAGATAATGACACTGGTGATTATACTTTTAATTTAACTAACAATATGGGTAATACCGCTTATATGTTTGTGATAAATAGTCATAATGAAACTACAGGGGTTAGTGCTAGAACGTCTTCTAAATATACAGGTGGGCAAGCGGCTGGTGCGTTTAGATTTACTGTTGGGTATCCAAGCAATACATCTGGTGCAGGAACACAATTTGATGAAGATTTTAATCCAATAATGCTATTTGGAGATTTAGCGTAATGGCAAGCGAACTTAGAGTAGATTCAATTACAACTGCTGATGGTAGTGCTACTAATAAGGTAGCAACTTCTTTTGTATCGAGGGGTAGTGCTAAAGTTTGGGCTAACTTTGAACAAAGTTCAAATCATACAATAAGAGATAGTTTTAATGAAACTTCTTTAGGAGATTTAGGTGCTGGTCAAACACAAATTAATTTTACTACTAACTTTAAAGAAAATACTTCATGGGCTGGAGCATCTAATGTTCAACAGGCAGACACAGTAACTCCTGGTAGCTCTTATTGTGATGTTTCGCAAATACACCAAACCCAACAAACAAATTTTGCAAAGATGTTTTCTAATACCAACTTTTCTAATACATCTGTTGGAGATGCGAAGTATTGTCAGATTGTATTGCACGGAGACTTAGCAGGATAGGAGGCTAAATGTTTTTTGGCGCAGTAGCATTTGCTGAAGACTCCTTTGCCTCTCTTGGTATAGTCGTTGAGGTAGAATCAGTTACAGTCAATACTATGGCTTCAGCTACAGCCGTAGGTACTCCGACTGTAACAGGAACCTGTAATGTAGACCTTTCTTCATTATCTTTATCTTCAACTGCAACTTTAGGTGCAGTAAATGTTAGCATAACAGCGACAGGTATTGCCCCTAATCTAGCTTCAGCGGTTGCTATTGGAGATGTAGCAGTTACTGGTGGTGCTTCTTTATCTCTAACCTCTCTATCATCTTCTTCTGCATTGGGAAGCATTACAATAATTGAGCAAGAAAATATTTCTGTCTCAGTTTCTGGTTTATCTTCTACTACTGCATTAGGAAGCACAACTGCTCGTATAAGTATAACAGGAACTGCTCCAAGTTTAACTTCTTCAGTAGCATTAGAAACGAATATACCTGTAACAGGTACTGCTTCTACATCCTTGTCTTCTATATCGTCTACCCCAGCAATAGGTTCTACGTCTGTATCAGGTAATTCTAATCTTACCGTTTCAGGACTAGATGTTTCAACAGATGTAGGAACAACACCTGTAACAGCAGATGCAGATTTAAGTGTTAATGGCATAGACTCATCAACACAGTTAGGTAGCGTTGAATTAACAGCAGATGCTAATACTGGCACAATAAGTGGTCTGACCTCCTCCTCTCAATTAGGAAATATATCTTTAAAGTTATCTATATCTCACAGTGTAGATGGTCTAAGTTCTGATACACAAGTTGGTTCACTATCGGTTACAGGTGACTCTACAACAGGCGCTATTAGTGGTTTAATTTCTTCAACATCTGTTGGTACAGCTTTAGGTAAAGCTGGGGCTAGTTTTACTGTTCCATCTTTATCTTCAGCGTCTTCTGTAACTGCCGTTTCCTCAGTGACAGGAACAGCCAATGTTACTATGCCATCATTGTCAACAGAAGGCATTGTTGCTATAATCAATATATATGGTTTGGTTGTTCCTGATGTGGTAAATAACTTTAGTGAAGTTAGCGTAAGTCAAACAAGTAATTTTACTGAAATTATACCAAATCAAAGCACTACTTGGGATGAGGAGGCCGCATAGATGGCAAGTGAGTACACTGCAAATACAGGTATAGAAAAACCAGGTTCTGGTGAACAATCAGGCACATGGGGAACCACCACTAATAATAATTTTGACATCATTGATAAAGCATCAATGGGTGTTGCGGAAATATCTATAAGTGGTAATACAACTTTAACAACAACAGATGGTACAATATCTCAGGCTACCGCATCTGGTTCTAATGGTGGTTTTAGAGCTTTTATATTTACAGGAACTTTAGGTTCTGCCGCTACCATAACTATATCTCCTAGTGATCAAGAAAAAGTTTTATTAATTAAAAATTCTACTTCAGGAGGCTATGCTCTTACTATAAGACAGGGAAATGGAACAGCAGGAGGTTCTGCTGGAGATGGTGAAGTTTCTATAGGAAATGGTAAAACTGCTTGGGTGTTTACTAATGGTGCTGGAAATAATGCAAAAGTTCATATTTTAAATACAGGTTTAGATACAGATACTAGTCCACAATTAGCGGCTAACTTAGATGTTAATGGAAACTCTATCGTATCTACATCTAACGCAAACGTAACAATAGCTCCTAATGGAACAGGAGATGTTAATTTAGATACAGATACTGTAAAGATAGGCGGTAGCAATGAAAATGCTACTATAACTACAAACGGCACAGGTGATTTAACTTTAAACACAAATACTGGGACAAATTCAGGTAGTATAGCTATAGCAGATGGCGCTAATCAAAATATTAGTCTTACACCTAATGGAACTGGTTTTGTTACTGCTCCAAAGATGGCGTTTACTAATGCAACGGCAGGAACAACAACTATACAAATAGGAGCTAGTGATGATTGGACTGTTGAAGTTGGTAACTTCACAGTAAATGGCGCATCAAAAACTGACGTTCTTGTATTCAAACACAATGGCACAAGATTATTTTGTATAGATACTGATGGAAATTTTACCGCTGTAGGTGATGTAACAGCATCAGGTAGCATAACGACATAGGAGAATAGTGTGACTATTGTAACATCTGGCCCAATATCTTTAAACGCTATAGCGGCTGAATTTGGAGGCAGTACACCACATAGCTTGTCAGAATATTTTAAAGGTGGGGCTAATGTGCCAGCTACAATAACGGGTACAGCTACTTATTCTGCGGCTTCTTCAGATGGAACGGTAAATGACGTTACTGTTCCTGGTTTGACTGTTAAAAGATTTACAAGGCAAAGTCCTGAGTTAGATGATAATAGTGATGCCTCTCAAGCTATTTTAAGAAATAATAAATATTATAATTTTCGTTTTAACTATAGTGTGACTCATACAAGAGCTACACAAACTGTTAATAATCCAGGAAATGAAAATGATTATTGTATGGTTCCCATGGGCGATCCTAGACCATATTTTCAAATACTCTCAGATAGAGCAGAACCAAACATAGCCGTATCTTCTAGTAAAACAGGGGGAGGAAGTTCTAATGCAAATTCCCCTAATAATTACAATATTGATTTTTTAATAGATGGTTCTGTTGTAGGAAATACTGCTCCGTCTGGAACAACTTTAACAAATACCACTATGAGACAGTTTCATAAACATAAAACTGGGGCTACTTCAGATGGCGGCTCTAACTATCCAAACTGTTCTAATTATTATGGTGGTTCTCGTAGCCAAACTAATGGTGTGAGAATTACTTTAGTCGGCTATCCAACTTCTGATACTACAATAGCTATGAGTAAACTTGGTAATTATAGCAATGATTCAGGTGGCTCAGGGACACAAAATGCTATTACAACCACTGATTTAGGTGATTCTGTTTATTATTTATGGACGAATGGAACGGGCGGTACAATTTCTATAGAAAGCACTTCTTTATCTAGCACAGATCAGGTAATACAACCTGATGGAAGTGATAACTTCGCTGTTTCATATACAGACGCACAGGTAAACCCTAATGTGGCTGTGGTGGGGTCAAATTCTGGTATATCGATAAAGCAATTCTATGGTGGCAGAAAAACATAATGCCTATACAAACTTTAAAATTTAATGCTGGTGTTAATCAAGAAATTACGTCTTATTCAAATGAAGGTGGTTGGCGTGATTGTGATAAAATACGTTTTAGATTTGGTTATCCAGAGAAAATAGGTGGATGGGAAAAATTATCATCATCTACATACTTAGGTTCTGCCAGAGCTTTACATAACTGGATAGCATTAGATGGTTCTAATTTTTTAGGTATAGGAACGCATCTTAAATATTATATTGAAGAGGGAGAATTATTGAATGATATAACTCCCATTAGAGTAACAACGAGTGCTGGAGATATAACTTTTTCTGCATCTAATGACTCTACAACCATAACAGTTACACATACTGCTCATGGTGCAGAGCAATTTGATTTTGTAACTTTCTCTGGAGCCGCTAGTTTAGGCGGTGTCATAACCGCATCTGTTTTAAATATAGAATATCAAATACAAAGAATTGTTAATAGTTCTCAGTATGAAATAACAAGTGCTGTTACTGCTAATTCTTCTGATAGTGGTAATGGCGGAGGGAGCGTAGTAGGTACATATCAAATAAATGTGGGAACTGATACTCCTGTTGGAGGCACGGGTTGGGGTGCTGGAACTTGGGGAGGACAAACTGCTGGTGCGTTAACTACTACAATTAATGAAGGCGGCACATTTTCTAATTCTGATACAACCTTAACTGTTACAAGTGGCACAGGTATTGCCACAGATGATTTTATACTTATAGATAATGAAATATTGAAAGTTACTAATGTTTCTACAAATGATTTAACCGTGACTAGGGGGCAAAGTGGAACTAGTGCGGCATCTCATGCTAATGGCGCTACTGTAACTCTAATACAAGGAAACGCTAATTCATCTGATGATTTTTCTGGTTGGGGAGATGCGGCATCTGGTGGATTAACTACAACTAATAATATACGTTTGTGGTCACATGATAATTTTGGAGAAGACTTATTAATATGTGCAAGAGACAGTAATATTTTTTATTGGGATAAAACAGAAACTATTTCTAATAGAGCAATAGAATTAAGTGCGGCAACAACAGGAGCCGCTAATGGAACTAAAAGAAGTGTTCCAACTAAAGCAAAACAAATAATTGTGTCTGATAGAGATAGGCACGTTATAGCATTTGGCTCTGATGGACTAGGCGCTAATAATTCTGCAACACAAGGCGATGGTATACAAGACCCTCTTTTAATACGTTTTTCAGATCAAGAGAATCCTATAGATTGGTTTGACTCTACAACTAATACTGCTGGTAGTTTAAGATTAGGTTCTGGCTCTGAGTTTATACAAGCTGTAGAAACAAAGCGTGAAATACTTGTTTGGACAGATACGTCCTTAACATCTATGACATTTATAGGTGATCCTTTTACATTCGGCTTACAGCAACTTTCTTCAAATATAACGATTATGAGTCCTAATGCGGCTGTCGCCACAGAAGATGTTGTTTTCTGGATGGGTAAAGATAATTTTTACATATATGATGGTGCTACAAGAAATCTTCCATGCACTGTAAAAGAAAAAATATTTTTAGATTTTAACACAGAACAAAGTGACAAGGTTGTAGCTGGTATTAATTCAGAGTTTTCAGAGGTAACTTGGTTTTATCCATCGTCTTCTTCTTCTGAAAATAACAAGTATGTTACTTATAATTATCAACAAAATATATGGTATTTTGGTTCGTTGTCTAGAACAGCTTGGCTTGATAGAGGCACTAGATCACTACCAATAGCAACTGGCAATCAATATATATACAATCACGAAATTGGTTATGATGACGATGGCTCTGCTATGAACTCATTTATTGAAAGCGCATCCATAGATATAGGAGATGGAAATAATTTTACCTTTATTAGTAAGATAATACCTGACTTAACATTTATAGGCTCTACAAATTTATCAACGCCACAGGCTACTTTTACAATAAAGTCTAGAAATTTTCCTGGTGCAGACTTCTCAAATACAGACTCAGGAACAGCAATTAGAACTCAATCTAGTCCTGTAGAACTTTACACAAATCAATTAAATTTAAGGTCTAGAGGTCGCTCGTTTGCTCTTAGAATAGAGTCTAGTGCTTTAGGCTCTAAATGGAAACTTGGGACACCAAGAGCAGATATAAGGCAAGATGGAAGAAGATAATGTCTAGCAATGAGATACCGCCACCAAGATTACCAGAACCTCCAGTAGAATATTCTCAACAAGCTATGAGAGATTTAACAAGAGCTTTGCAGACATTTATTAATCAAGAGAGAAATCCTGGTGAAATAAGGGCTACAAAAATAACTCTCACAGATTTACCAACTTCAAGTTCTGGTTTAGAAACAGGTGCATTGTTTAACGATTCGGGTACGATAAAAATTGTACCATAGTACAAATAGGTTATAATATGATACAGAAAAAGCTAGAAAAAGGTTCTAATTATAACAAATATGATTTAGATGGAGATGGTATCGTAGACGATGATGAATTATTAGCGGCTGAAAAGTTACATGAGATAGAGGCCGCAGAAAAGCAAGAAGCCGCAGAACTTCGTAAAATGACAGCACAAAGACGTATGGCTACTGCTGTATTATGTTTTATGGCTCTATATACATTGTTAATGTTTATGCCATTTGTTTCAGATGACAGGGTTAAACTTCTTACCGATTTGTCAAACTTATTGTATATTACAGGTGGCGGCATTGTAGGAGCTTATATGGCTGTTTCAGTATGGCCAAAGAAGTAGGAGATAGATATGTTACAAACTCTGATAGGGCCAGTTACAGGACTACTGGATAAATTCATTGAAGACAAAGACCAAAAAAACGCGCTCGCGCATGAAATTGCCACCTTGGCCGAAAAGCAAGCCCACGAGGCGGCACTCGCGCAAGTCGAAGTCAACAAGCAAGAAGCGCAACACAGGTCAATATTTGTTGCTGGATGGAGGCCGTTCACAGGATGGGTCACTGCGGTCGCGCTTGCATACCACTTTATTGCTGTTCCCTTTATTCTTTTCGCAACAGCGGTCGCTGGTATCGAAATTCCTGAGTTACCTAGCTTTGATATGGAAACGTTAACCACGATTTTGCTTGGAATGTTGGGACTTGGAGGATTACGTAGTTTTGAGAAATTCAAAGGGGTTTCTAAATAATGAACTTAATCGTTAATATACCACCAGTAAAAGTATGGGTTAGAAAAGAATATCTAACAGACCACACAGAGGGTCACGGAGAATTTGTAGAAGGTTACTGGGTAACAGCTAAGTCATTACCAGGTAGAACTTTTTACTTTGAAACATACCTTCCTGAGTATGGTGCTATGTATGATAAGATGCCTATCAGTGCTTTTCTTAGTGAACCAGCATTGCCAGAGCCTGATTTGCCGTTAGATGAGCTACAGTTTTGGAATTGTATGGGTAATGGCGTTACTGTATTGGAGAAACAGTTTGTTGGCTCTATGTCTTTCGAGATTGGCACTAAGAAGTTTGGTTCTATGAAGGGTAGTTATTTATTTACGTTAGATAATTATCATCCAAATATACAAGTTATAGATTGCAATGTTAGTGAGGTTCCTCAAGAACACAAATCTCATAACTGTATAGAGTTAGTTAATGGACAATATGCATTGTATCCTAACAACCGTATGCGTATTTATGATGTATCTTTGACACCTGAAGAGGTAAAGAAGCCTGATTTTAAGGTTTCTACTCAATATTATCAGGTAGAAAACGATATGTATGGCTGGGGTAGACTTGGCCACACAGATGAATATTTTTGGCAGACAGAAAAAGAAGAAGGTCTTACAAAATAGATATTAACGTGTTATTATAGTAGAAACACCAAGGTGATAAAATGAGAAATATAGATAAAATAATAGTTCATTGTTCAGCTACACCAGAGGGCAGAGATGTTAGCACTGAGGAAATAAAGCGCTGGCATACAGAAGAAAGAGGCTGGGATGATATAGGATATCATTGGGTTGTAGAGCTTGATTCATCTATAAAAGAAGGCAGAAACGAAGAAATATCTGGCGCTCATTGTAGAGGACAGAACAGCAATAGTATTGGTGTTTGCTATGTTGGGGGTTCTGATGCAGAAGGCAAGCCAAAAGATACAAGAACACCTGATCAAAAAGAAGCTCTGGCTAAGTTATTATCAGATTTAAAAGATAAATACCCAGATGCTAAGATATACGGACATAGAGATTTTGCTAACAAGGCTTGCCCATCGTTTGATGCAACAGCAGAATATGTTGATTTATAAGGAGTAAGTTATGGTTTTACCCTTAATAGGAGGTATGTTAGGCGCTGGATTAGCTGGTGCTGGTATGCTGGGAAGCATGGGGGCTTTAACCGCTGGGGCATTAGGTTCTGGTTTAGGTTCTCTGGCACAAGGCGATGATTTTGGTGAAGCTATAGCTACAGGATTAGGCTCTTATTTTGGGGGTAAATTTTTAGGCCCAATGTTAGGTAAAGCTGGTATAGGAACAGCCACAGCAAAAAATATGCCTTTAGCCGCTTTAAATCCTAGATTGGGCGCTGGTGTTGCGGCTCCTAGTCTTTTAACCTCAGCATTATCTCCAACGGCATTAGGCGCTGGTGCGGCTGGTTTATTATCAAGAGAATTAAATAAGCCTCCAGAAGAGTTTAAATCTGAAATTAAGAAATCAAATATACCACAAGCAGAACCAGCAAATAGAGTGGCTAAATTTCCTTCAGCAAACTATATGCCTGGTTTTGATCCAGAGTTTAACTACTTTAGAAATTTTAAAGGTGGTGGCATAGCAGACTTAATGGAGATGCAAGAAGGTGGTGAAATGGCTAGTGAGCCTAACGACAAAGAAATTATTGCAGATGCAGTAGAAGCTATTAAAGGTATAGAGCCAAATCCAGAGGCCGCTCTAGCTAGATTTGTTTCTAAGTATGGCGAAGAAGCTCTTAGAGAACTTGTTGATAAAGTGATGGCTGGTGAGTTTGATGCCAACTCAGGTATTACAGAGGGTATGTTAAATGGTGTTGGTGATGGAATGGATGATATGATTCCAGCTAATTTAGAGGGAGAACAAGATGTTGTTCTCTCTGATGGCGAGTTTATTGTACCAGCAGATGTTGTGAGTGGTATAGGCAATGGCTCTTCAGACGCTGGTTCAGAGGCATTATATGACATGATGGATAGAGTGAGAATGATGAGAACAGGCACTAAAGAACAGCCTGACCAAGTTCCGTTAGAGAGAATGATGCCAGCATGATAATAACTTCAGTTCCCAAAGAGGGTCTGGATATTGTTTGGGAAGATGTAATAAGGGTTTTAACTAAGTCAATAGAAACATCAAAAGGTAAGTTTCGTATTGAAGATATATATAGAGATGTAGAAAGTGGTTATTTAGGTCTTTGGTTGATTATGGATGGTAGAAAAACAATAGCCGCTATAACTACAAGAATTATAGAATATCCAAACAGAAAAGCTATGGCTATGGATTGGATAGGTGGAAGTAGAATGAGAGAATGGTTGCCTATTGCTATGAAAACATTATCTAAATTTTCAAAAGAAAATGGTTGCAGTCATTTAGAGGGATATGGTCGTAAGGCTTGGTCTAGATGGTTACAGCCTTATGGTTGGGAACCAGAGTATATTGCTTATCGTATGGAGTTAAAAGATGGGTAAAGGTGGTGGAGGGGGCCAGAGAGCGCCTCAGAGTCAAACAGTAACTCAGACTAATTTACCAGAATATGCAAGGCCATATTTTGAAAGATTACTAAACAGAACGGAAGCAGAGTCTTTAACAGATTATGTTCCATATGAGGATCAAAGATTAGCAGATACAAATGTCGATATAACAGGCGCTCAACAGAGAATAAGAGATATATTTGGCGAGGGTATAGCTGGTCTGCCAGAAGCTCAAGACAGAGTTAGACAAAGCCTAAACTTTGATGCTGGTAAGTTTGATTCTGCTACAGCACAAGAATATATGTCGCCATATATGCAGAACGTGGTCGATATACAAAAAGAAAAAGCAATATTAGATGCTCAACGTATGCAAGCTGGTAGAGATGCTGATGCTGTTAGGGCTGGTGCTTTTGGCAGTTCAAGAAGAGCTGTTACAGATGCGTTAGCTGATGAGAATTTATCTAGACAACTTGCAGAAATACAGGCTCAAGGTCAGCAACAGGCTTTTGAAAACGCACAATCTCAATTTGAAAGAGATAGAACAGCCGCCATGGGAGCAGAAAAAATTGGCCTTGGTTCAGCAGAATCACTTGCGGCATTAGGGCAAAGAGCTAGGGCTGGTGATGTAGAAGCCGCTAGTCTTTTAGAAACTGTTGGTAAAGACTTAATGGCTAGAGATCAAGCTGGTTTAGATTTAGCCTATCAAGACTTTGTTAGGCAAAGAGATTATCCTCGTGAACAGTTACAGTTCTTATCATCTATATTAAGAGGTGTTCCTGTTAGCCCATCTACAGAAGTATCACAGTTTCAAGCATACAATCCTATTAAAGATTTACTTGGTACGGGAGTATCTGCATTTGGCCTTTATAAAGGATTAACGGGATGAACATAATAGACATACAAGACAGTTTAAAAAACTTCTCTGAGCAACAGCTAGTGTCAGAAATGCAAAGACCATCTGGCACTGCTCCACAGTTTCTTGTTTTGTCTGAAATACAGCGCAGAAAGCGTGTTAGAGATGATTTTGCTAAGAGAGAAGCGGCAAATCAACCTACAGTGGCACAAGAGGCTGTAGCGGCCGCTGGTGTGCCTCAAAGTGGTATAATGGGTATGCGGGAAGCAATGAACCCAAAACGTACTATGGTACAAAATATGCGTTCTGGTGGATTAATGGCTCTTGGTGATGATATACGAAGAGGGTTTTCTGGCAAAATAGAGCCATTTCTTGATGAAGTAAAAGGTATGGCAGAGTCTAGATTCGATGTAGATTTAGATAGTCAACAAAGACAAAACGTTCGTATGCCAATGGTTGATCCTTCTCGTGCATTAAATAACCCACTGACACCTAGAGTTGGAGCTGGTAAAGGAGGAACTCCCACTCCCACTGCTGGAAGTTCTGCTTTTGGCTCACCTTTAGCTATGACACAGGATTTTTTTTCTAGATCATCATATGCTAATGAAAATGATTATTCAAAAGGAATCGCTGGTTTAATGTCTAATGCACTGCCCATGAAAGAGGGTGGTGTGATTAAAGCTCAAGAGGGTGGGCCTCTTGGTTTTAGATTAAACAACGTAGGGAACATAAGATCAGGAGCTGGGTTCTATGGCGAAACAGGTAGTGATTCTGGATATGCATCATTTAAAGATAAAGAGTCTGGTCTAAGAGCTTTATCAAGGTTAATAAATACATATTCTGATAGCTATGGAATAGATAATGTAAGAGATTTTGTAGGAAGATATGCCCCAAGGTCAGATAATCCTAAAAGTTTTGATAATTATGTATCTTATTTGTCTAATCAATTAGGTGTAGACCCTGATGAAAGTTTTGATTTGGTAGGAAGAAGGTCAGAGTTGATTCCTGCTATCATTGGTTTTGAACAAGGTCGTGAATATTCTGATATGTTTGACGATAACACTATCGCAAGAGCCATAGAGGCATCTAAATTCGATGACGAATCAAAAATAGAAAGTGCTTTGTATGGTAAAAACGATAATGAATACAACAATTTTGCAAAACAATTAATGCAAAGCATAATACCTAGCGCTCAAGCATCTACTATATTTCCAGAGCCAGAAGTAAATGATGAGAAAAAAGTATCAAGAAAACAAATGTATGAAGATGCATTGAATCAATCTGATTATGTGCCTACGGATAATTCTAATATAGCAGTGCAGAAAGAAGGTATGGAAAAAGCACAACAACTGAGAAATCTTAGAAATATTACATCTTTTTCTCCTTTTACCACAGATGAGGATGGTTTGACTATCGCTGACTTAACTGCAACTCCTAAAGTTGGTTCAGGAAAAATAGGCTCATTAACTCCAGCAGAAATTAATGCAAATGTAATGGCAGAAAGAAGAATAGAACAATTAGAACAAAAGAAAGCTGATGCTTTAAAAATAGCAAAAGCTAGAGAAAATAAGACATTAGATATAAAAAATCAAGCTCCAGAACCGATTAGTATTTTTGAACCATTTACTACAGATAAAAATACTAGCTCTAAAACAGAAAACTTAACTGACAAAAAAGATGATGAAAGTGCAGATACCCCTAAAACTGAGACTGAAAAAGAAAGCAATGTAACATTCTCTGCGGGTAATCCTGTTTCTAGTTTAGAACAAGATATAATAGACTTACAAGCTAAGTTAGAAAAAAGCAGAGAACAGGACAAGTATCTCGCTCTAGCTCAAGCTGGTCTTGCAATCATGGCTTCTGATAGTCCCACACTAGCTGGTGCTATAGGAGAAGGCGGAGTTGATGGTCTAAAAGCATTTCGTGAAGCAAATCAACGTTATGAAGAAGGCGTTATAGATTTAATAAATGCAAGAGCAAAATTAAGAGATGATAGTAAGGGTGGATTGACTGCCGCTAGTGCTATAACAAGAATAAATAAAATAGAAGATTTATTAAATCCAGAGCCTGATGCCACTGGAATAGTTACACCTCTTCCAGCAGACGAACAAGCAAGATTAAGATCAGAGTTAAATTATCTTAAATATCAAATCCTAGGTTACGATTTAAATGCCTAATATCTTTGCCACTAGTAAAAGAACTGGAAGAACGTATTCAGTTAATATAGCTGGTACATCCCCAACGCCCGAAGAACAAAATTATATAGAACAAAGAATAGATAACATAGAAGGTGTTGGCGTTGCTAGACAACCAGCAGTAACTCAAGAACCTGAGAAAGAAGATGTAGGTCTTATAAGTGGTTTTGCCTCTGGTTTGGGTAGAGGTTTTGCTACTAGTTTTACAGAAGCGCCAAAAGGTATAGTCGGATTAGGTGAGTCTTTACTAGGCTATGAGCCAGGTTCTACAGCTATAGGAGAGGCGGCACAAGATTTATCAGAATCTGGTAGAGAAGGTGTAGAATATGTATTTGGAAAATCAGAGGGTACTGGTCAAGAAAAATTTGGTGAGGCTTTTGGTTCTTTAGCTTCTTTTTTAGTGCCAGGAACTGTAGCGGCTAAAGGAGCAAAGTTAGCTGGAGCCTCAGTAAAAGGACAACAAGTAGCTGGTGTTGCTGGTGCTGGTGGTTTAGGTGTTGGTTTAGGTGCATCAGAACAAATAAACAGAGTGGCTAGTGCTTTATCACAAGGTAAAGAAGTTTCTGCTGAAGATTTTATGACAGCTACTAAACTAGGCGGAGCGATAGGTGCATCAGAGGCACTTCCATTTACTAGATTAATGGGTGATGTGCTTAGTATTTTAAGGAAAGTACCAAAGCAAAACCAAGACCAAGCTGTAAGAACAATAGTAGGGAGGCTTAAACGCGCTGTTGGAACAGGTACAGCGGAGGGTTTGCAAGAAGCTGGTGCTGGAATAGCACAAGATTTTGTAGAAAGAGGATTTGTAGACGCAGAAGCAACAATAGGTGGAACTGTTGGAGAAGAATTTTTATTTGGAGGTTCGGCTGGTGCTACATTACAATTTATAGTTGACTCCATAAGGGGTAAACAACTTAACAAAATGGATAAGAAGTTTACCCAGTTACAAGAAGATTTAAATGAAGAAGCTCAAGATTCTGCGGAAAAAGCTAAATATGCTAGAGAATCATTAAATTCATCAAATGTTTTAGAAGGTGAAAGAAAATTAATATCTGGGCCTACGGAAAAAGAACAAGCAGAAGAAGAGACAGAGGTTCCAGATACATTCTCTCAGAGAATGAAAGATTTAGGTCTTTCTCCTCAAGAAGAAACTCAACTAACAATATCTGCCGCTAAAGAAAGGCAACTAGGTGACCCAGTTGTTCCCTTAACAGATTTACCAGTTGATGAGGCTGGTTTGATAAGAGCAAGCAGAGTCAGACTAGGGAAAAATATAGATCAATACGCTACCATGCAAGAGATAGAAAGTGTGGTAGGTGTAACTGCAAGAAATAGAGAATATGCTAAGAGAAGACCAAATCTTTGGAGAGAATCAAATAGCAATCCTAAGAACACAAGAATATTCTCTAATAAACAACTACAAATAGTAAGAGATGCTGTAAGAGAAAAAAATAATGCTACAGTTCCCTTTATACAAAAAGTATTAAGAGATAATGATGGCAAAGCTCAAGTTTCTTTAGTCAGAGCCATACAAAAACAATTACAAAAAGAAGGTGTACTAGTATCTGCTAAAGAGGGTAAATATGCTGTAAAGAAAGAACCAGAAGCTAAAAAAGACCCAGTTCAACCAACAAGAGATAGATTAAATTCTATAGAAACTAGAATTAGTGAAGCTCAAGAGTTAAAGGTAGAAGCTCAAGCAAGAAGAGATAAATTTTTAGATTCAGACGATAGTACAAATGCAAAAACTGTAGAACAGCAAATAAACAGAATAGATAAAACTATAGGGGATTTAAACGCTGAGAGAGACAAAGTAGATGCAGAACTAAATCAACTTAATCCTCAAGAGCCTATAGTAAGAAACATTGACCCAGACCAAAGTGCGGCTAACAGAGCAAGAGAATCTGCTGAACAATCGCCAGAGAAACCACTAACAGATGAATATGCTTTAAAAA